GTTCAATAACTTTTTGAGCAATTGATGGCTCAAGGCTATTTAATGAATCAATAATATGCGCCATTTGTTCATCACGCTCAACAATGGTTTCATTGATGATTTGGAAGTTGTTGATAGTAAAGTCAGCAAAGCCGAGCTTGGCGATGTGTAGAATCTCATTGAAGATATCTTGCACTTGCTCTCTGAGTGGCATCACAACATTCTTTTCAAAGATTATGTAGGCTTGCTTGATATCGCTACCAGAACCAAGTGAGCCAGTGGTGCGCACACCCATCAAGATTGGGTCAATGGTATGTGCAAAGCAGATTTGCTCTGTGTTGAGTGCAGATGCTTCCTGGAAGAGCTTGTCATTCGAGTTGGTTGGAATGCTCTCAATCTTTGGAAGCTGGTCTTGTGAGTTGGCAAAAAATGCGGCAGTCTTGCCAGCGTTCTGAGCTCCTTTGAGCTTGTCGATGGTGTTTCTCAGTACGTTCTTTTCCTCTTCTGATTGCGGACGTTTTGGGAACATGATCGCAAACGATGGGAAGATGCTGTTCTGAATGTTGCTCTTTGCAAAAAATGAAAGGTCGCCACTCAAAAATGCAAAGTTAAGGGCAGAGCTGTACTTCGGAAGCGGATACCAATCTTGACCAAGAGTCTCAACCTCATAGACGAACAACTGCTCTGTGTCAGTGCAAGTCGGGTGGTGCTTCTTGATTTCTTGCACGTTGATTCGAGCCGACCAATCCTCACAGATGAAATACTGATTGTGCTGACGTCCACGTCTCACCTTCTCAGGCGATACGTTATGAGCTCTCTTGAGCTTCATCTTCTCATCAAATACCAGGCGGAAGTATACACGATTGTGCACAACCAACTGCTCGGTAACTGCTCGTGCAATCTTTTTGATGTTTACTTTCTTCTCGAATGTGTAAAGGTCAAGTAAATCCTTGGCAGTCGCACTATCAACTTTTATATTGAAGCCACCACCAATGACAGCGTTGGTCTTATAGTCCACGATGGCACCATGAAGTGGCGAGCTGAACACCATTTGATTGAGCAGCTCTGGATACATATTGTCTTGTCCAAATGGAATCCATCCAGCGGTGGTGTATCTGCCGTTGACGTATGGCAAAGAAAGGTTTGCGCCACCAACTTTCAAGAATGGTGTGCTGAATGCCTCATAATTTGGCGAGATGACTTCCATCTCTGCTGGTTTTTGTGCTCTGAATCTATCGAATATGCCCATGATTAGTCGTAAATTGATGATGTCGATGCACCACTCACAACCATTCTGCCCTCTTCAATCACAACACCAGTGGTATCGCTGATTTCTGTGGGTGGAATTGTGGATTCGTACACCGAATATGTATATTGTCCCTTCATTAGCTCGACATCAACGGGCTCATCCAGGTAAAAGAGATTGAATCTCTCTGGATAGTCGGAGTCATCGGGTGCTGTGAAGAGGATTGGGTCGGATGTTGGGTTCATTTCGTTCTGAAAAACGAACAAATAATATGGCGAAGTCAATGTCGACACCTCTGTCAGTGTCAGCACAATCGAATTCACCTCTCCCTTGTTTATGTAAATCATTTACTTATATTGCAATGAGGTCAAATTTTGTTCACAAAAAAAAGCCACCCGGTATGGATGGCTCTTTGTAGTAGGTTAATTAAGATTAAGCAATGACAGCATTCACAGCAGCCTCTTCGATTTCATATGATAAGAAAGAATCTTCCGAGACAAGTGTAACGGAGTACTTGCTACCATCTGCACGAGTAGTACCTGAACCTTCACCAACAGCACTTAACTGAAGGAATGGGAAGTACCAGTACTTGCCGTTCATATCCTTAACAATTGCGTTGAGGTATTGTTGACCAGCACCCAAGATTTTGATTGCTTGAGATTTGTCTTGGTCACGACGGTGGAACATCAACGAGATTGTTTTTGTCACATAAGATGAACCATTCACAAGGTCAATCGCTGCATCTTCAGTGTAGCTTCCAGTGTTACGACGTATCTCGAAAGGAGTATAGTCAGGAGCACCACCAGCTAAAGTGATCGCATCGATTGTCCAAGTGTTGGTTGCATCCAAAGTAAATGATGCAATGTTGTCTTGTTGATTAATCCAAATTTTTTCAATGCCTCCACTGTTGTTGTCACATGACTTCACAATGGATTCGAGAGCTTCGCACGACATAGGTATTTGATTTTGAATTAGTTAAAAAATAGGGGGGAATTTCACCCCCCAATATATATGGGTTGCTTTCGATTAGTCGAAGCAAACGTTGTACATAACAACCTCGCTTGGATTCACAACAGTGAAACCAACTTTCATGTTTGCACGAGTACGGATGTACGGCTCTGCAACTGTGTCAGAAAGGTTGACAGCTTTCAACGCTTTTGAATCACCCTCTGCGTCAAATGCGTAGATTAAGTTGTCTTTCAAAGTCAACACGATTGTGTTGTCAGACATACCTTCACAAGCTACAACTTTAACACCAAGATAAGTCAATGCCAATGGAGTAGTCACATATGTCATGGTGTTGCCAGAAGCAGCAGCCAATTCGTATGCGTTCGCTACGTTGGTAGAAACATACAAGCGAAGGTCAGCTTTTTTGCGGATGATTGCAGATGGAGCAGAAGCAAAGACAGCAGCTAATTGAGTCAATACATTTGAAGATGTAATTGCACCACCATAAAGACCATTTACAGCCTCATTACCACAAAGTATTTTTTCGTAACCATCACAAAGAGCCAATGTAGTATCAACACTTTCTGTGTCACCTTGCCAACGGATAAGCTCGATGCTTTGACCGATAGCTTTAGCTAATTCATTCCAGTAGAAATCCATGAAAGATGCAACAGTGAAGTCACCATTTGAACCTTTAGCCATTTGAAGGGCAAGGAATGATTGCTCGAGGTCAAACTGACAGATTTGCGCAAGGCTGGATAACGCACATACTGAAATTTCAACTGCGCTCAAGTCGTCTGTTGGAGCCGAAAATGAGCAGTTAGATGCCTGCAACGGCTGTGAAAACAGCACGGTTGCAAGTTTAGTCTTATCCTTCACACCAGGAAGGAGGCGGTAGTTGTCAGCGATTGATTCTTCTGCTAAATATGCTTTAGAGTAGAATGCCTCTGGGTTCGCTGCCAATAAAGCGGATGCGTCAACATCCAAATCGAAACGGAGTTTTCTTGACATTTTTATTTGTTTTTTATTGATTACTGAATTGTTTAAATGCGGCAAATTTTTGGCTCATTGTAGCCTCGGCAATTTGCTCCTCTGCCTTGTCTTCTTCTTTCTCTGCATACATCTCTTCCATCTGATTGCGGAGGTCAGCGATGATGGCAATCAATGCCTTCTCACGCTCCTCAATCACTGGCAAGACGATTGCAAGGATAGCTTCTGCGTCTGTTGCTGGGTCGATAGCCATCTCCTCTTCGGTAGTGGTAGACTCTTCAGTTGTTTCTTCAACTGTTGTTTCTTCCATTGCAACCTCTTCAGTTGACATCTCTTCCTCAACCACTTCTTCGGTTGGTTCTTTTTCCACCTCTTTGATTTCAACAACCTCGCCATCTTTGATGACATAGATTTTGTCCTCAATGGTGTGCTCTCCATCAGGTAACTTCATTGTATTAAGATTTAATTGTTCCGAAAGTTTCAGACCAAGGAAGCCTTCGATTGAGAAACCAACTTGACCCTCTTCAACCAATTTGTTGTAGTACTCTGGGTCAGTCACTTGAGCAGTCACCATGAGAGTTCCTTCTGGTACCTCGATGCCAAACGTGCTGAATGCTTTGTCTTTGGTTGGGTTGTCCACGATCCATGTTTCAAGGATGTAGGCTGGCACCTTCTTTTCTGTGTCATGCTCCAGGTTGAAGATGTCACGATTGCGGAGGTCAGCCATAAACTTGGCGTGAATCTTCTCAATGACATCAGCGGTGAACTGCACATAATAGTCACCCTCTTCAGAATCTCTGCGATAGATGTCCATCGGTATCATGGCTGGTGCAGTGATGCGATATTTCACATCGTCAGCAAAAAGCATTTTCTTCTCGCTGCTGAATGCAAGTCCCTTCACCTTTATGGCTGGCATATTGGTGAACGCAATCATCTCGATTCCCAAATTCTCGCCATCGGAGTATTCCTCATCGATGGTGATTTTGTAGATTGGAAGGTCTTTGGTCATGCTTATATTGCTTTTTTTTTATCTTTGTTCAAAATTTAGTATTATGATACAGATATTTGACCAGGAGATTCCTAACAAAATGAGCGAGCTGACCATCGAGCAGTTCGAAAAAATTAGCCAAATCCTTAACAACCAAGACTACGACAACATCGAAAAGTATGTGGAGATGTTCAAATATCTTGGCATTAAGGAAGAGATGTGGGATGACTACCCATTCAGCGAGTTCATCAAGCTCGTGCAAGAATTCAACCTCGACTCATACACACCCAATGAGGCGCAGACAACCATCGAGTTGGATGGCTACACCTATGAGGCACAGCTCAAGCTGTCAGTGAAGGAGACCAAGCTCATCGAGAAGATTGTGAACACCAAGCCGAATCACTACATCAGTGATATCCTGGCAATCATGTTCAAGCGCAGTGACCTATCCAACACAGAGCACTTCACCGATGCGCACCTCAAGCACAAAGCAAAACTATTCCGCACACAGAAAGCGGAGCTCTGCGTTCCTTACATTGTATTTGTCACCGAGAAAATCGCTGAATATGCCCAAGCCAATACTGCCCAAGGGGTGGAAGGAAGTCAGTCTTGAGCAGTTCATTGAGCTGCGCCAACTCAAAGCAGAGGATGGTGCATTCAACCACAACATCGATATCCTCTGTGCGCTCACAGATGCCATACCAGATGACTTCGATGACCTCGACATCGCAGAGGTAGCCGAGATATTCAAGGACCTTCAGTGGCTCTACACCGAGCCGAGCAAATTGTATACCGATAGGATTGGCAAGTTCTATCTCAAGCCAATGACTGACCTCACTCTCGGTGAGTTCATCGACCTGGAGTACTACTTCACTAATGATTACATTCAGTATCTGCCAAACATCTGCGCTCTGCTATATCGCATCCCCGAGATCGTGGAGGATTCAGTTGTCGCAAAATGGGAGTCAACTGATTTCAAGACCTCGAGTCGAGTGCATTACTTCCTGGAGCACCCAATCACCAAGATGTATGGTGTGCTGACCGAGTATATCAAGTTCAGAGACAACTTTATCACCAGCCACAAGAATCTGATGACCGAACAAGTGGTGGAGGACATCGATGACATCACTGACCCAGAGGAAAAAAAAGAAGCAGAGCGTGAGAAATCATCTCAAAAGTGGGGATGGGAGCAGCTCATCTGGTCCATGTGCAATGGTGACCTCACCAAATACGACCAAGTGATTCAAATGAAGCTCGTGCTTGTGTTTAATTTCTTGGCGATGCGTAAAGAGCTGGAGATTTAGTAGTCCAGTGAGTAGTTGAATTCACCGAATAGCGGCTCGAAGTCATAGATGACCTTTGGTTTTTTACGCAATAGATTACCGAGCTCAAGTATTGGGAACTTCTGCGCTAAGTCAGCCACATACATTCCGTACATTTCAGCAATCAATCCATTCATCTCAAGTGCGTTGTTGAATTTCTGCACCAAATCGAATGGAGCGATGGTTGCTGTACCATTGTTCAGGTAGCCAAAATAGTAAGCAGCAACAATCTGAATGCGGAGATTGCCCTCGGTGGTCACCTTGGCGTTGATACGCACTGAATCATACAAGGTGTATGTGTCGATGAGTGCTTCATCCTTGATGATTTTCTTGAGAGTGTTAGCGACTCGCCTTCTCAAAGGATATTTGAAGTTATACTCTCCAGTGTTTGCGTAACGTGCCATTACTTATATTGCAATTAGTCTCCGATTTGTTTAGGAATCTGGCAGTCGGTCCAGGAATCCATGGTGAATGTGATGGTCATCAACCATCCAGCAGCGTAGTCGAGGAGGTCATTGTTGAGCGGCACGAGAGCTGGGAATCCGACCACATCAAAATCACGATCATTGAGGCTGAATGTGTAGTTGAGATACAAGTCCATGAGAATCTGATGGCAGTCACTCAAGATGACGTTGATGTTTGCACGGTCCTTTTGGATGATGTCGAAGCAGTAAATCTCAAGCGTGAAGTCATTGGTGTTCTCGGTTGGTATCGCATCCACTGGCACAATGTACACAATCGGATACTTCTCATCCTTGGTGGCGAAGTTGAAGAGCTGCTCCTTGAAGTCAGAGCCTACCTTTTTGACCTGAAGATGGGCGTTGTAGAATGCGATGATTTCGTTGACGAGTGCTT